CCCACCCCCCTACCCCGTTGGCCCAACCCCTCCGGGGGTCCGCGCCTTCCTCGCCTTCCCCGCGCTCCGCGCTTCCGCGCGCCCGCGCATTCGCCGCGCGCCGCGCTTCACATTAACTTCGGAGTTAATTCCCCGTTATTCCGGCGCTATGGGTGGGAATGGATTGTCCATCAGCCCTATCAGATGAGGAACCTAGCATGACCAAGATCAACGCCACTGCTGCCGACCGCGCCGCCGCCGCCCGCGCCCTCGTGCTCTCCGCCATGATGGACGCCGAAAGCGCAAGCGTCGCAGCGATCAACGAAATGCTGGAGGCGAACGCCCCCGGCATCGGCGATAACAAGGGGCCTGCCTTCGCCGACGTCTACGCTGCAGCGGAGGCCTGCCAAGATTACGCCAAGGCGATAGAACTCTCCGCAAGCCTCGCAGCCTCCGCCAACGCCACCGGCGAGCTGGCCAAGCAGAACCAATTGCGCTGGTGGATCGGCACGGCGAGCGCTCTTGCCCGGATTAACTTTGACGTTAAGGACGACGCCAAATGCGCGGAAGTGGTCAAGGCCCGGTGGCCGTCCATCGATAGTGCTCTCAAGGCGCGCGTCGCTTGGCTCCGCCTCTATGTGCGCGCCGCTAAGTCCGGCATGTTGCGCGGCACGGTCGACGCCGTGATGCGCAATTATCAGGGCGGCGAGAGCCTTGAGAACAACGTCTATGCCGTGCTCGTCGAGGCCAAGCGCATCGCGGCGGAGAAGGGCAACAAGACCGAAGCGCTCGCGCCGCTCTCGCCGAGCAAGGTCGAGGACGTCATGTCGGGCAAGCTGGCGACCAAGCGCGCCGCTGACGCCGCGGCGAGCCGCGACGCCAAGAAGGCGGAGAAGGCGACGCAAGTGTCCGCGGAAAGCATCGTCATGACGCTGGCGCGCGAGATCGCCGACAAGGAGGGCGTCGAGGCGGACGTCGCGCACTTGGTCGCCCTGTTCAAGACCAAGCTGGAAGCCGCCATCGCGGAGCGGACGCCGGTCACCTCGGCGAAGAAGCTGCAGGCGAAGAAGGCGAAGTGAGATCGAGCGCCCCCGAAAGGGGGCGCTTTTTTGCGTCCCGACGATCCACGTTAACCTTGAAGTTACTCAGCCGCGCGCTCAGCACTTGGGCGCGCGGCTGCTTTGCGTTTGCGCTAGGTTTAGTCTGAGCTTGGTCGGGCGCGTCGCCGCGCAGAATTAACCAGAACCCGGTTAAAGTAAAACCCAGCTCGCCAGTTAACTTCGAAGTTAAATATGGACCTAGCTTTTTGGATCGAAAAGATGACAGCATCGGTGCGTGGAAGGTCCGCTAAAGCTGTCTTACTTGTTGCAGCGCACAAATCGCTGTCTTACGGATCGGCAGCGCAAAAGGCCGAAAAAACCTTCCCAAAAGTTAAATTCTCAGCTCACATACGCATTAACCCGCCTCGCCACGTAACTTGAACGACACAAGAGCAAAAACGGGCTCTGTCTTACCGATGGAGGCCCAAAAGTAAGACAACTTTTTTCCTGCAAGCCACTGAAAACACACACTATCTATCTCTATCTTACCATCTTACGTAAGATAGAGAAAACATAAGGCCTCGCGCGCGACCCCCCTGCAGCCCTATAGGCTTTTGCGGGAAAGTTGCGCGTCCTATTCTCTATCTTACGTAAGACGGTAAGATAGAACTTTTGCTGCGCTGCACAACGCACGCCAGCCTACTCCGTCTTCCGAGCCTACTGTGCCATTCTTACAACACACTATCCACATACTTTCCATAGCCTACTCCGTAGACTTCGCCATAAAGAAACCATATACTGGTTCCGCTTAGTTCCGCTTAGTCCACTCTGCGCTATGTCCCCATCTGCTTCCCTGTTCATCCAGCCCACTATGTCCCGTTCGGACATCCCGGATGCGCGGAAGGCTGCGCCAAATATCCCCTGCGGATATTGTCCAGCGTATTAACCCCGACGTTAATCTCAACCAAGGAACCGACACATGTCCCCGTACACCCCATCCACCCCATCCACCCGGCTCGACAATTTCGACCTGACCGTCACCGACTGCCAGCTGATCTCCCTGTCCCTCCACCTGCTGGCTTCGGTCGCCGACCAGACCTCGCTCAAGGACGACTGCCTCCGCATCAAGGACGCGCTCGACGCCAGCCTCATCGAACTGCTCCGGGACAAGGCGCAGCGCGTTAGCGCTGCGCATACGCCCCTCCGCGCCCCATCTGCATCCCCAATAGAACCCGCAGCTGCAGCGCCCGCGACGCCGAGCCTGCCGGGCAGCGCAGCTCCGCCCATGCGTCCTGATCCCCTGCCGATCTATGTGCGCTGCCGGACATCGCCGCCCAGCGCCAACCGGCAGCGCGGCACGGTGCGTCCTGACGTTGTCGATGGGGTGATCATTGCGAGATGCGGGCTGGCTCGGCGTCGCGCGGCCATGGCGTCAGTCTACCGCCAGCCGACGCGTATCCTCGTCCTGTATTAACCCTGAAGTTAAGGAGACACACATGAAGATCGTCTTGTGCATCCAGCAGCCGGGCGGGGGCTTTGTCTCGGGCACGCATGCCGACTGCATCGTCCGGGCCTACACTACTGTCGCGCTAGGCGAGGCGATGGCGCGCCTTCTCGCCGCCAAGCACCGCAGGACTGTGCGCTGCCAAGTCTACGCCGAGCACGACGTCTATTGCGACAATCCCACGCCCCACACCTCGTATTCCCACCCCGATGGAAGGACGCTGCCCCATGAGTAAACGGATCGAATACCTGATCTCCGTGCTGGAGCTCACCCGTATCAATAAGGACCACAGCTTCGGCTACCCCCACACCGCCTTCTACTTCACTGACGTCCTGCCCAAGAGCAGCGAGCGGTATTTCGATCTCGTCCACGATCATGGAGCCGACACATGGAGGGCGCGGAAATACACGCTCGCCGAGGACGGCTATTTCGACTGGGTCGAGCTGCCGCAGCCCTTTATGCGGACGCTCAAGGCGCTGTCGTTTCTAAGCGAGCTCGCCGTTGGGAGGGATGCCGCATGAGGGAGGAAGCCCTGCGCCGCGTCGCGCTGATCTTGGCGGCAATCCATAGTGTCAGGCCCTACCACAGCAAGTCCGCCACGCACGTCTATCTGTTCCGAGGGCCCGGCAAGAAAGGCTACGTGCTGCGCCGCTTGGGCTCTTCGGAAAAATGGACGGGGTGGAAGCGCAATGAAAAAGGGGACTGGGTTGGCCGTGCGCACTTGCCGCAGACCCTAGTCCTCCCCCTGCTGGCTCAAGCCCTCCTCTTCGCAGAAGACCATGATAGCAAGCATTATCCTCGAAGTTAACCAGAGATGGACCAATGACAAAACGATTAGAGACTATCTTGCATCTGGAGTTGACGAAAATCGTCAACTGGACGTTCGGCAGGGACTATCACTTCACCTCGTACAACAAGCGCCGCGGCCTTCGGCGGACGTTCGTCCTGACCTGCCACGGGACGACCAGATTTAGCGAGGTGCACTACAGGCCGCCGGACTTCGCTGTGCTCTTGCGCGAAGGCCACCCCTTCGGGAGTGAAGCCACTGTCCGCGTGCCTCACGCCTTCATGACGGGGCTCAAGCTCAGCGCCTTCATGCAGGAAGACGACCCCACCATCCTCAGAAATTGAAAGGACACCCCATGATGTGGACGACACACACCCTTCCGCTTGGCTACATATTCTCGACCTGCAACGGGCGGGACTGGCTGCTGACCTGCAACGGACGCATGGTCTGCTCCGCCACCGCCAACAGCTACGCTGAGGCCTATGAGCGCTGCCGGGAGCTTCTCCCGACCGCGCCTGCCGCGCTGCCCTTCCTGCCCAAAGACCGCGACGGCGCGCTGCGCATGATCGTAGAGCACCTGCACAAGGTCTATGACGAGCGCCGCGTCGGCGACAGCGACGAGACCCTGTCCGGCATCGCCAACGTGCTCGACTTGATCGAGCGGTCCTGATGCTGGCGACCCTCATCGTGCTTGCGCTCACAGCCTACGCCGTATGCTGAGCGTCCCCGCTATCCACAGGGGCATGGGCTTGACCGCTTGTGCCTGTGTGGTAAGCTAGTGTGAACTAACCAAGAAGGAGTTCGACCGGCTCCGAATTAACTTGGAAGTTAAAGGAGAGATCAATGTCACACACGATACCCATCCCCAACGTCCGCCAGCGATTGTTCTTTTCGCTGAAGGCCTTGCACCGCGCGCGACGCGACGTCGTCCACGCCATGCAGGAAGGGCAGCTGCCGACCGCCATGTATTGGCAGGAGCAGGCTCGCCAATCAATCCAGCACGCGCTCGACAACATGCGCGAGCTGGACGAAGCCTGCCTGCCCGACAGCATGAATGAGGCGCATCAGTTGGCGCGCCGCATCGCGTCCATGCGCATGGGCCTGCAGGAGATCGCCAGCCTGCCGAGCATGCCGACCCAAGCCCGTCTCGCCCTGCAGGGAGTGATGGATCAGGACGACCTGCTCAGCCGGATCGCCACGGAAGAATTCTCCGCTATGGTCGAGTGAGTATCCCGGAACACCCCAACCCATCGAACTGAGGCCAATGGAAATGACCGCTATCTACCTGTCCCGCCGCGCGCGCCCCGCCGAGCTGCAATCGGAACGCGCCCTGCTCGCTCGTGAAGAGCTTGAGGAGGCGATCCGCATGTATGACAAGGCTCCGTCGAGCCTGACCCTGTCGCACATGACCAAGGCGGCGCACGAGTATGTCGAGGAGCTGCATCAGATGAATGCGCCGCTCGTCGCCGCGCTCCGCCGCGTCGAGACCTTCATGGCCAGCGTCAAGCCGCCTATGAAGCTGCCGCCCATGGAGAACGACATCCATCAGATCAGCCGGTCCTTCAAGCACCGCATGGCTGACCTGCGCCGTTCGCTGCGGGAGCGCATGTCGCGCTGATCCGTCCGCCGCATCCAAGAACCATTGAGGCGGAGCTCCACCAGCTCCGCCTTTTCTTTAACCTCGACGTTAAGCCAAGAGGTCATAAACCAATGACAGCATTACATATTCCCCGCGCGCCGCATGAGCTGGCCGCCTACTTCGACCTCAACAATATCCAGCGCATCACCGAGAGCGTGTACGTCATCCGCTCGCTGCCGCATCGCAGGGGGCGGTCATTTCAAGTCACGCGCCACGAGCATGGCTGGACGATGGTCCGCATCAACACCAGCTTCCCCATCGGCATGGCCAGAATGCCCGACGCCATAAAAGACGCCGTGCTGCCTGCCATCCTCCTGCTCGACATTCCCATCCTGACCATCGAGCAGCGCCGCCAACGGTTCATGAACAAGGTGCCCGCGACATGGGCGACGGAGAAATTTACATGACTGAGGAAGCCCAAGAATACGCCTATATGGCGCTGGCGTGGGAGGTGGCCCGCAGCCGCAGAGACGGCAAGGGCAAGCCGTTTCTCCCCTCCACCTGCAGGCCTTGCCCGCGGGACATGGACACCGTGCGCGAGTGCATCAACCACAACGTCAGCTGGTTCGACTGCGGCATCCTGCTGGTAGTGGACCGCATGAACTTTCCCAAGGAGAACCCATGAGCAAACCGCTTTGGAGAAGCACGTACCTACGACGCCCCAAGCAGCTGATCCTCGTCTACGTCGAGGCGCTGACCGAGGCGGACGCGGTGCGCAAGACGCGCATGCAGGTCGCCAAGAAATACTCCGGCCTTAACCTCCAGTTTAAGGATGGACCCGTACTCGCCAACCATAAAGGAACCAACTGATGTCCCGCTATTATTCCAGCGTTCGCGGCTCAGGCCCAAACTCCACGACCAAGACCGGCACTGCGGTGACCGGCATGCGCTCCACGACATTGACCGGCACGCTCAGCGTGGAGGTTGTCCTGCAGCCCTACTACGAGGGATTAACAGACCCCAACCGCAAGTCGAGGCTCACCGACGACGACATGGTCAGCCTCCATGTCAACGGCTATCGGGTCGCCTTCCTCAAGGCATCGGAGCTGACCCACGATGACGAGCCGCGCTTCAACCTCGCCAAGCATTTGCTGGAGCGACTGCTCCCTGCCCAGAAGCTGGAGCTGTTCAACCTGCTGGCCCCCGACGTGGTGCTGGCCCTCATCCACGAGCCTGTCGAATGAGCAGGCCGTTCGTCCCGCCCAAGCCGAAACAGCACAACGCGCATGTCACCTCATGGGTGAGCGCGCGTCTGCGCCGCAAGAAACAGAAGAAGTTGGCGGACCAAGCCATCCAAAACATTAACTTGACAGTTAATACCAAGTGTGGTATAAAGGTAGAGTAACCACATATCAACAGGAGAGATCACATGAATGCGCATACCGAGATCAACCACGGCCTGATCGACGCCCTGCAAAGCACGGGCATGCTGATCCGCCTGAGCACGTCCAGCTTCGGCACGCAGGCGACCGACCGGGAGAAATCCCGCGAGGTCACCGAGAACGCCAGCGCATCATCCGATGCCGCGCGCGTCGTCGTCAACCGCCTGCCCGGCAAGGCCAAGCTGCATCACGCCAAGATCAGCAAGCTGCAAGGCTTAGCCCGGCAGGTCATCAACGACATGACCACCCCATGGGACGAGAGCGGCTGGCGTCTGCTGCTGACCACCCGCTTCGATGAGCTGGCCAAGGCGCTGGCCTTCGTCAAGGGCGACTTCGATGCCGCCAAGTCGGCGCTCGCGGCCAATGCCGACGACGTGCTCAGCGACGCCAAGACCGCGCTCGGCAGTCTGGGGGCCAACGTGCGCATGCCTTCGACGCGGGAGATGGTCGAGGCCTATGACATGAAGACCGAGATCGTACCGATACCGGACGGCGCTCAGTTCAGGAACCTTCCTGATAGCACCAAACGCATCCTCCAAGCGCGCCTCGACAAGCAGATCGAACGCGCCTACCAGCGCGGCGTCGAGAGCATCATGGAGCGCGTGCAGCCGATGCTGGCGAGCGTGGTCGAGCGGCTCAATGCCTACGATGACCGCCTCGCCAAGCAGGCCGCTGGCGAGGACGTGGGCCGCACCGGCGCGTTCCGCGACACGCTCGTCTACAACATCGCCCCCGTCGCCGAGCTGGTCAGCTCATTGGCCGGGGCCACCAAGGATGCACGGCTCATCGAGCTGCACACCAAGCTCTCGCAGATTGTCCAGCACCAGCCGGATGAGCTGCGGGCGAACGACGCCACCCGCGCGCACGTCAAGCAAGAGGCCAATGCTGCCTTGGCGCTGTTCGACGAGTGGACGTTGCCTACCGCGTAAGCATTAACTTCAAGCTTAACCCAGACCAAACCAGAACCAACATCAAAGGAACACAGCATGCGTATCAAGCAGATCATCAACAACTCCGGCAAGCTCATCCGCTGGAACAAGTCGATCCACTTCATCTCCACGCCGGGCCTCGGCAAGTCGAGCATGGTCAGGCAGATCGCCGAGCTGCACGACATCGACCTCTCGACCTACATGCTGGGCAACGCCACCCCGGTGGACCTGCCCGGCTACATGATCCCGGACAAGGACGAGGAGACGGGCCGGATGTACGCCAACAACACCGTGCCGTTCTGGGCGATGCTCAACGGCAAGAACGGCGAGATGGACATCCTGTTCGACAAGCCGCGCGGCATCCTGTTCTTCGACGAGTTCGGACAGGCGGACCCCGACGTCAAGAAGGCTGCCGCGCCGATCATCCTCGACCGGCAGATCGGACGGCACAAGCTGCCCGCTGGCTGGACGGTGTGGCTCGCCTCCAACCGGGCATCGGATCGCTCCGGCGTCACCCGCAACATGGATCACATCATCAACCGGACCTGCGAGATGCACGTCGAAGGCCACCCGGATGACCTGATGGAATACATGGTCGCCAAGGGCTATCCCGCCATCCTGCGCGCCTATGTGGACCGCCGCCAGAGCATCGTGTTCGGAGGCATCCCCAAGGAACAGGGTCCGTTCTGCACGCCGCGCTCCTACCTCGCGGCCTGCGACTACCTGCAGATGTGCACCGAGGACGGCCTCGCCTACTCGATGGACGCGATGGACATGGAGACCTTGGGCGGGTCAGTCGGGGCGGTCGCCGCCGCCGACCTGCGCGCCTTCCTCGAACTCCATGACCAGCTGCCGAGCAAGCGCGACGTGTTCGACACGCCTGACACCGCCAAGGTGCCATCCGGCATGGACGGGCAGATGGTCGTCGTGCAGATGCTGGCCTTCGATGTTGACGAGACCAACGCCGACGCTGTGATCAAATATATCCGCCGCCTCTCTGAGGACATGGCGGTGACCTTCGCCAAGACAGCCGCGGCGCGCAACCGCAAGCTGCTCATGACCAAGGCCTTCACCAAGTGGACTGCCGAGAACAACTCTCTGCTCTCCGCCGTCGCCGCGCTCAGCTCGCTGGGCCGGTAGCCGCACCACCCTGCGCCTCCGCTAGGGCGCAGGGTTCCCCTCCCATTAACCTAGAGGTTACCATGGCAACCCTTGTTCCAGCCAACCACGCTGACTTCGATCCCGAGATGGACGCGCAGCGCTCCGGCATCGTCGAAGTCAAGCTCACCCCTGAGCAGCACCAGAAATACATGGAGGCGCGCACCGCGCTCCTCTGGGCGGCGCGCTTCTTCGCCGTGATCTTCTACGAGCGCACCTCCGTGATCTTCACCAATGACGTGCCGACGCTCGCCACCGATGACCGCGTCATCCTCGTCAACCCGGAGTTCTTCTGCAACCTGACTGTCGGCGAGCGCGTGTTTACCCTCTGCCATGAGGTGGCGCACATGATCTACGCCCACTGCCAGCTGGGCTGGGAGGCCCGCCGTCAGGGGTATATCCGCGTGATCAACGGCGCGACGCAGCTGCACCCGGACGCCCCTGCCGGATGCCTGCCGTTTGTCCCGATGCTCATGAACATTGCGCAGGACTTCATGATCAACGCCGCGTTGGTCGAGTGCAAGGTCGGCACGTTCCGGCAGGGGTGGCTGTTTAACCCCAAGTTTACCGGCAACATGTCTACCGTGGACATCTACCATACGCTGTTCAAGCTCCAGCCTCCGAAGCCGGAGCCGGAGCCGGAGCCGCAGCAGGGCAAGCCGGACAAGGACAGCGCGCCCGAGGCACAGGAGGGCAAGCCGGGGTCTAAGCCGGGCGATGATCCCGGCGACAGCGGCGGGGTCGAGCTGCCCATCGGCACCACGGGCAAGGGGCGCTTCGATCAGCACCTCAAGCCGGGCGAGGCGCAGGGCAAGGATGCGCGCGAAGCCGCGTCCGAGCGTGAAGCTGAAGCTGGCGAATGGAAGCTCGCCGTCACCAAGGCTGCGCAAGCCGCCAAGATGGCGGGGCAGATGCCTGCAGGGTTGGAGCGCCTGATCAACGAGATCATCCAGCCGCAGGTCGATTGGCGCGAGCTGATCATCGGCTGCTTCGCCCGCTCGCTGGGCGGCGGCGGCTACGACTGGCGGCGTCCTGATCGCGACTGGATCAACCGCGCCAAGCGCGTCTATGTTCCAGCTCGCTCCGGCAAGGGCGCGGGCGTCGTGGTCGTGGTTGGCGACACGTCCGGGTCGATGACCGATGAGGAGATGAAGATGGTGCTGGGCTGCGTGGTCGGTGTTCTGGAAGAGGCCAAGCCGCAGAAGATCATTCTCATGTGGTGCGACGCCAAGCTCTACATCGACGGCGAGTATGACGACGCTGCCGATCTGCTCACCCGCGCCAAGCCCAAGGGCGGCGGCGGCACCTGCTTCCGCCCGCCGTTCGAATGGCTTGAACAGAATGACATCGTGCCGGATACGCTGCTCTACGTGACCGACATGTACGGCACTTTTCCAGACCGCGAGCCTGCCTACCCCGTGATCTGGGGGTCGATCAGCAAGGTGCTCGATGCCCCGTTCGGCACGGTCGTTCCCATCCCGCGCTAAAACGAGAAGAGGCGGGGAGCCGCTACTCCCCGCCTCTCACCGCAACCCAGTAACCACTGAGGAACCAACTCAGAGGAACATAAGGACTTTACACAATGTCTAGACGAAATGTCAAGAGCACCCTACGTGATCTAGCGCCCGGTATCGTGGGTGACCTGATGCTGCGCACCCTCTACGCCGACATGCCGCGCCGCACCGTGCAGGAGTGGCAGGAGCTGGTGACCGAGCCCGAACACCTTCAGATGCTGTGGGTCGCCGAGGCCATCACCGACCGGCTCTACAAAGCGCCCAAGCTGTATCTGCCATTCAGCCATCCGGTCGATGGCGAGCAGGTGCGGTTCAATGTCGAAATATCCGCACGCGGCGTCGGAGGCTTGTCCTTCTATGAAGTCAAGCACAACCTGTTCATCCCGTTTAACTCCGAAGTTAAAGAGGAGCTTGTGAGCTATTACGACACGGCCATCGACGCAGGCGTCGTGCAGTTTGCAGTGCTGCGCGCCGTCGAGTTCACCAGCAGCGACGCTCAGCTCGCTAAGCTGTGGCCGCAGCTGGCGACGCTTGCTGAAGCCACGCATCCCATCCTCTCGCAGGATGCACGAGTGGCCGCGCGCCGCGCGCGCCTCTCCCCGGTGCCGGAAGAGCTGCGAGAGATCATCGACTTCGCCCAGCACCAGCTGGCGATGGCCGCTCTGCTGGACCTTCCGCCTGACGAAGAGCTGCGCTCAATATGCAGGGTCTCGGTGGACGTGCAGGACCGGATAAAGCATGGGTTCCAACTGCGAAGCTACCCGACCTATACGATTGCGCCGCGCACCACCCGCTGAACTCCCGCCCATAGGCTTCGGCCTATGGGCTTTTTCAGCTTTAATCCGTCCGACACGGGCGCGAAAAAGCCCCCCAGACCGACCGATCTGAGGGGCTAAGTCGAAGAGAGATCAGCTCCCCGCGTCATTGCGGTTTGCATCCCCGTTCTAAATGCGCGATATTGCTAAGTCAATACTTGACACGCTTACGCTTCTCGGTTAGTGTGCATTTCGTCTAGTTATCCACACCTTCCGGCTCGGAGCACCAGCCTTGCAATTCCTGTATTTCGACGCCGAGACGTTCTATACGGACGAATACTCGCTGCGCAAAATGACGACCGTCGAATACATCATGGACCCGCGCTTCGAGCTGCTGGGCGCATCAGTTGCGCTGGGCGACGCGCCGGTGCGCTGGGTTCATGCCAAAGATATGACAGCATTTTTGGGCAGCGTGGACTGGGGACAGACGGCGCTTGTCTCCCACAACACGCAGTTCGATGGCGGCGTGCTGGCCTTCCGGCTGGGCCGCGTCCCGCGCCTCTACTGCGACACGTTGAGCATGGCCCGCGCCCTCCTGCAGCACAAGCTGCGCTCGCTGGCGCTGAAGGCCGTGGCCGAGTTCCTTAACCTTGGGGTTAAAGGGGACACCATCCACCAGATGAAGGGCGTCACGGCGCGCTACCTGCTGGAGAACCCGGCCTTCCACCGCGAAGTGGAGATTTACGCCAACAACGACAATGAGCTGTGCCGGAGCATCTTCACTCTGCTCAAGCCGCACTTCCCCAAGACCGAGTTCGCCATCGTGGATATGGTCATGCGCATGTTCTGCGAGCCGCGCATCCAGCTCGATGTCGGCATGCTTAGCGTCCACCTGCAGGGTGTGAAACAGCACAAGCGCATGCTGCTCGACCGCATGGGCTTCCAAGACGCCACCAGCCTGATGTCCAACGACCAGTTTGCGCAGGAGCTGCTGAAGCGCGGCGTCGAGCCGCCTATGAAGATTTCCGCGGTAACCGGCAAGCAGTCCTACGCCTTCGCCAAGACCGACCCCGGCCTCAAGGATTTGGCGGAGCATGACGACCCGGAAGTGCAGTCGCTCGTCGCCGCTCGTCTTGGCCATAAGTCTACGCTGGAGGAGACCCGCACCGAGAAGCTGATCCGTATCGGCTCGCGCTCGCAGAGCTGGGCTGTGCGCGCTCCGTGGTGCCCGATGCCGCTGCGCTACTCCGGCGCGCACACACATCGCCTCTCCGGCTCGGATGGGCTGAACGTCCAGAACTTCCCGCGCGGCGGCACGATCCGCAAGGCGCTGAGGGCCCCGGCGGGCTATGTCTTCATGGCCCCCGACCTGTCGCAGATCGAGGCGCGTATCGTCTGCTGGCTGGCTGGCGCGCAGATGCTGGAAGTGTTCCGGCGCGGCGAAGACCCCTACCGCTATCAGGCCATCCAGATCGGCGCGCTGCAGCCCGACTGGGGCAAGGACCATCCCGAGTTCGCCAACGGTCGCCAGCTCGGCAAGGGTCTGGTGCTCGGCTGTGGCTTCGGCATGGGTCCGCCGAAATTCCAGCTGACCGTGGCCAAGCCGCCCTACAACATGAACCTGACGCTGGGCGAGGCGCAGACCGCCGTCTACGGCTATCGCAACTCCAACCCGGAGATCGTAGCGCTGTGGAAGACCCTGCAGACTGCCCTGTCGATGCTCGCCCGGCACCCGGCGGGCTCCCGGCTCGGCACCTACGCCGAGACCGTGCACGGGCTGGCCTACGAAGTGCGCGACGACACCGTGCAGATGCTCCTGCCGTCCGGCCTGCACCTCAAATACGAGGGGCTGTGCCACACCGGCGACGGCATGAACTTCATGTACGCCGGGCAGAAGCAGTACGTCTACGGCGGAAAGGCGGCGGAGAACCTTGTTCAGGCGCTTGCCCGCTGCGTCATCATGGAGGCGGCGCTGCGCGTCAAGCGCGAGATCAATCTGTGGCCCGCCCTGCAGGTCCATGACGAAAACGTCTACCTCGTTCCCGAAGACAAGGTGACGATCTACGAGCCGATCATCCGTGCATCCATGACAGCATCGCCGCCTTGGGCCCCAACCCTTCCGGTGCAGACCTCCATCGCCATCGCGCACACCTATGGGGATGCCAAGTGACCGACCGCAATACCGCTCTGTTCAATCGCTGGTGCACTGGCGTGTCCTGCACGGCGCTGGCGCGCGAGCAAGGCCTGACCCAGCAGCGCGTCAGCCAGATCATCCACGCGCAGCTCAAGAAGCTGCCGACGGGGCGCGCCGAGGAGCTGCGCGCCCGGCATCCGCACCAGCGGTACGGCTACCGCGGCTCCCGCCGCCTGATCGACCAGAACGAGGTCATCCGGCTGTGGAGGCTCGGTTTCAGCGCCCGAGAAATCTCCGAGATGCTCGGGGAAGTCAAAGGCTCCAAATTTAACCCGAACAGCATCTGCGCTGTCGTCGCCCTCGCCCGCAACGCAGGTGAGGACATCCCGAGGAGAAACCGCAATGGCCAGAAGTAAGATGATCAAATCCCCCGGACTGCTGCTGCCGCTCCCTGACGAGCACGACGTTTACGTCGAGCCGCAGGCTGAGCTTGCAGCTGAGAATAACATCGAAGTTAATGAGCACGTTCCCGGCGATAACCTGATCGTGCAGACTGACAATTCGGTGCCGGAGAGCCAGTGGCGGAGCGTCGGCGGCGTGATCGTGCGCCCGCACACCTATGAAGCTCCGACCTATGACGACCCCAGCGAAAAAGCATGGTCGCTGTCGGAACAGGAGCGCGAAATGATCTATTACGGCGTCGTCGCCATGAAGAACGATCCGACCGAAGTCGGCGTCTGCTTCAACATCGGGCCGGAAGTTGTGCTCAAGGTCATTGAGATCGAGAGCGAACGCCTCGCCAGCGCTCCCGCCTGACGTGTTTATCGCTGGCTGGAGAGCCGCTGCCCTCTTCGCGTTCCTCGCAACAAGCCTGCTGCTCGTTGCGAGGGACATCCTCGGCTCCATCGCCTGCATGGTGTACGGCCTCGTCTACAACGTCTTCCTCAAATAGGACCGCCTCCATGAGCGTGACCACAACCTACAGCCGACCCAAGGCCTTCGCTTGGTCCTATTCCAAGCTGAAGAACTTCCGCACCTGCCCCAAGCGTCACTGGCATTACGAGATCGCCAAGGACACCAGAGAGCCGGAAAGCGAGCAGCTGCTGTGGGGCAACACCCTGCACGACGCCTTCGCCAAGCACCTCGACAAGGGCAAGCCCCTGCCGGACACCATGACGCAATACCAGCCGTTGCTGGACCGCATGAAGGCCATGCCCGGCAAAACCTATGTCGAGCAGAAGTATGCGATCACCAAGGACTTCGGGCCGACCGAGTTTTTCGCGCGCGACGCATGGTTCCGGGGCATCGGCGACATCGTCAAGGTCTATGGCGAGTTCGCCTATTGCGGCGACTACAAGACCGGCAAAGTGGTCGAGGACAGCGAGCAGCTGTCGCTGATGGCGGCGTGCATCTTCGCGCATTTTCCTGAAGTTAATGCGGTGCGCACTGAGTTCCTGTGGCTGAAAGATGATGCCATCACCCGCGCCACCTTCCGCCGCGAGGACATGCCCAACGTCTGGAACGGCATCCTGCCGGACGTGAAGAAATATGAGATGGCGGTGCTCAACAGCGAGTTTCCTGCCAAGCCGGGCTACCTGTGCCGCAGCTGGTGCTCCGTCAAGAGCTGCCCCTACAACGGAAAATGACCATGAGCCGGATCATTCTCAGGCATTACAAGCGCGGATTGGACGCCCCAAATAGTGGCGCTACCAGCTCGACCAAGGCCTATATCCGCGAGTTCATTCCGGGCTTTGACGGTGACTATGCGGTCAAGCGCGCGCGTCCGCCCTACGAAGACCACGCCTGCCAGATCACGGTGCGCTGGCGGGGCTATGAGGAGCGGGTGCTCGTCCAAGACTATGAGCTGTGGGACGCCTATCAAGTCTGGGAGGCGCGGCCTTTCAACGAGCGCACCTTGCTGCCGCCCCTTATCCCGACCGCAATCCTCAACCGTCTCCTCCTGATCGCATGAAGTATCAAACCATCAGGGACCACCGCACCATGATCGACTACCCACCGCTGGACCACCACCACCGTGTCATCACCCGCATGCTCAAGACGCGCGTGCCGGGGTTTGGCGATGATCCGCACGACGTTGTCGCAGTCGAGCGCGCTGCGGAATACAACGCCATGGATGTCAGCGTCACCTTTCGCGGCATGGTGTTTCGCGACCGCATCGAGAAGCCTTTCGACCCCTTTCGAGAGGACTGGCAGGATGTTTTCCCTAGCAAGGACACCGTCAACCGCATGCTGCTGCTCGCGTGAACGCGCTGGAGTTCAAGCTCCAGTCGTTCCTCGCCGCGACAATCAAGCGCGCGCAACAGGATGGGAGGCTCTCATTAATGGAGAACGTCATGGGCGGCATGGCAACCGCAAAATCACCGCCGATTGTCGATCTGGAAGAGATGCGGGTTTACTCAAGCATCCGCGACAAAATTCCGGGCTTCGATGGGAATGTTTTTGCAAGCAAGAACGCCAAGCAGACGTGCATCGTCTGGCGCGGCGCAAGCTGGACCATCGAATTGGGCGAGCGCATCCCCGAGGATGTGATGGGGCAGATGCTCCTTCTGGCGTGACGATAGGCGTGCTCTATGCGCTGCCGATCTCCGCCCTTCTGTGGTACCTTATCTGGGAGCTTATCTCATGACACCCGAAGGCAAGGTCAAAGCTAAGGTCAAGAAACTTATCAATAAGCACTTGACGCTTAGTCCCCAGTTGGTCTATACCTATATGCCTGTACCGGGCGGCTTCGGCTCGCCTTCCCTCGATTTCATCGGATGCGCCAAGGGGCGCTTCTTCGCAATCGAGACGAAGGCCAAGGGCAAGAAGCTGACGGCGCAGCAGGAGCAGACGGCACGGGTTATGCGGCTCGCAGGTGCCACCGTCTTTGAAGTGATTGGCGACGACGGTCTTGAGGAGCTTGACCGCTGGCTATCGGAGGTGTTGGGGCATGGTGGTTGTTTCGAAGGCTCACAAGTCGCTTGTGATCCCATTCCGCGCGGATGTGGCCAACGTCATTCCGCTGGCTCGGACGTTTGATTTTGGCGGCGAGCGCAAACTGGTGGTTCCGCATGGTCTGGATGAGACCATACTCCTGCGGAACCTTGGCATTTCCGCTCCGGCCCCCATCCTGACGCATTATGACTGGGCGGGCGGCACGCCCTATGACGTGCAGCGCAAGACGGCTGCGCTGCTGACGACCAACCTGCGCGCCCACTGCCTCAATGGCATGGGGACCGGCAAGACCAAGGCCGCGCTGTGGTCTGCCGACTTCCTTAAACTGGAGGTTAAGATCAACCGTGTGCTGGTGGTTGCGCCGCTCTCGACGCTGGCGGACGTCTGGTATCGCGAAATCTTCCGCACCATCCCGCACCGCTCGGCGGTGATCCTGCACGGCACGCGCGAGCGCCGCCTCAAGCTGCTGGCCGAGGAGCATGACTTCTACATCGTCAACCATGACGGCGTCGGCGTGATCAAGGAAGAGCTGCTGGCGCGCACCGACATCGACGCCGTCATCCTCGACGAGGCGGCGGTCTACCGCAACAATCAAGCGATCCGCACCAAGCTGATGCGCAAGATCACGGAGGGCCGCAAGGTTGTCTGGGGCCTGACCGGCTCGCCTACCCCGCAAGCGCCGACCGACGCTTTCGCGCAGGCGCGCATCATCACGCCGTGGACTGTCGCTGGCGTCAGTTTCACCATGTTCCGCGATCAGGTCATGTACAAGCAGGGCCCGTTTGTCTGGCGGGAGAAGCAAGACGCCACCGAGCGGATCGCCGAAATCCTGTCGCCCGCCGTGCGCTACACGCTGGACGACGTCGTGGAGCTGCCGGAGATCGTCTACCAGCACGAGACCGTGCCGTTGTCGCCCAACGCCGCCAAAATCTACAAGAAGCTCTCCAAGGAGATGCTGGCTCAGCTGACGGGCGGCGAGGTGTCGGCGGTCAACGAGGGCGTGCTGCGCAACAAGCTCCTGCAGGTGGCCTGCGGCTGGGCCTACGGCGCAGACGGCAAGTGCATCGAGATCGACGCCCATCATCCGCGGTTGGAGAAGCTGATTGAAGTGGTGGAGGCCTGCGCGCGCAAGGTGATCGTCTTCTGCCCGTTCACAGAGCCGATGAAGAACATCTCCAAGCACCTGACCAAGGCCGGGCTCAAGAACGAAATGATCTGGGGCGGCACGTCGCAGGTGCAGCGCGGAACGATCTTCCAGCAGTTCCGCGCAGACCCCAAGATGAAAGCCATCGTGGCGCATCCCGGCACCATGGCGCACGGCCTGACGCTGACCGAGGCCGACACGATCATCTGGTTCTCCCCGACCTCGTCGCTGGAGACCTTCGAACAAGCCAATGCCCGTATCCGGCGCATTGGCCAGAAATCCAAGCAGCTCATCGTCATGTTGGGCGGCACGGATGTAGAGCGGAAGACGTACCGCGACCTTGAGAGAAAGCAGAAGTTTCAGAACTCTCTGCTGGACCTCTTGCAGGAAGAAACTGCAACCCACGAGTAGGAGAGAACCATGGACGACGCGCAGCCTAGAGACGACCTGAACACCCGAGCTCAGCAGATGCAGATGGTCCGCGACAAGATCGACCAGATCGAGGAGCGGCATAAGGAAGAGCTGGCCCCCTACAAGGCGGTCAAGGAGCAGCTGGAGGCTTTCTTTCTTGAGCAGTTCAACACGCTTGGCGTGGATAACTTCAAGAGCAAAGACGGCGCAACTGTGTACAAGATCACCGACGCCTCCGCCACCGTTGCGGACGGTGAGGCCTTCAGGCAGTATGTGCAGGACCACGACGCCTTCGAGCTGGCGGACATCCGCGCCAACAAAACAGCGGTGCGCGAGTTTGTCGAGGCCCATGGCACACAGCCGCCCGGCATCAACTATTCAACGCGGTTCAAGCTCGGTTTCCGCCGCGCGCCCGCGAAGAAGTCTTAACCTCTAGTTTAATCAGGAGCCAACCATGTCCAATATTGTTCCGTTCAACACCAGCAAGCTCGCAACCCTTTTCGGCGCTCGCGCCAACATCTTCGGCGACGTCACCCAAGGTATCACTGAGGGCTTTGCGACCATGCGCTACAAGGGCAAGGTCTGGAAGTGGAAGAAGGGCGGCACCGAGACGATCATCACCGACGACGAGGGCGAGCCCGTCCGCAGCATCGAGGTGGTCATCGTCAACGCCTCCAGCGCGATCAGCAAGCACTACTACGAGAGCAAGTTCTCGGAAGGTCAGGATACAGGCGCTCCGACCTGCTGGTCCGTCAATGGCGTAACGCCGGACGCTGCTTCTCCCAAGAAGCAGCACTCGTCCTGCGTCTCCTGCCCGAAGAACATCTTCGGCTCGCATGTCAGCGACGCAGGCGTCGCCAGCAAGGCCTGCTCCGACCGCCGCCGCCTCGCCATTGTGCCGACCGCTGCGCTCCTGCAGGGCAAGGAAAGCATCTTCGGCGGGCCGATCCTGATCTCGGTTCCTCCGACCTCGCTCAAGGCGCTGGCGCAGTATCAGAAAGAGTGCATGCAGCTCGGCGGCTTCCCCTACTACGCCGTCAGCACGCGCATCTCCTTCGATGCGGAGAGCGCGCACCCGAAGTTCAAGTTCAAGGCGGTGCGCCCCTTGGAAGAGAACGAGGCCGAGATGGTCATCGCGCTGGCGATGGACGACGTCACTCAGCGCATGTTGAACGTCGCCGTTGAGGAGGATGTGAAGCACGAGGAGCCGGTCAAGGAAGAGCCCAAGAGCTTCTTCGAGCAGCCGGTCGAGACGGCTAAGGCGGCAGCGCCGGAAGTCGAGAAGCCCAAGGCGACGCGCGCCAAGAAGGAAGCCGTCCCCGCAGCGCAGGAGACCAAGCCTGTCGCCGCTGGGTCAGACCTTGACGCGGCGCTGAGCGGACTGTTCGGCTGACAAAGCATAGCGGGCGAGCTATTCTGCTCGCCCGCCTATTCCTCTGCCCCTTACCTGCCGAGAACCGATCATGGACGCCGCTACGTTCCTTCGCCGCATTTTGCCCGACACGCAGGACGGGTTCTTCTCTGTGCATTTCATGGACCATACAAAGCCCAAAGGTCAGGGCTTCTGGGGCCGGGCGTTCAAAGACAAGAACGAGATCGAGAAGTGGGCCAAGTGGGCCTCGCAGCGCAACATGTGCGCCTACTACGCAATGGCTTCATACAAGACCGCCAGCGTCCGCCAGCAGGCCAACGGCCCAGCGTCCTATACGCCCACGCGCACCGCGGTGAACGCCGCCGCCATGAAGGCGCTGTGGATGGACATCGACATCGGCAAGCCGGGCGCATACGAGACGATTAACCTCGCCGTTAATGCGGTGGCTGAATTTGTGAAAGACACCGGGGTGCCGAAGCCGACCATCATGGTGGGCTCCGGGTCTGGCCTGCACGTCTACTGGACGCTGACCAAGACCATCACCCCGACCGACTGGGCGCTCCTTGCGAACGCCCTGAAGAACGCAGCATCGACCTACGGGCTCCTGCAAGACCCCACGAGGACAGCTGATCCGGCAAGTGTTTTGCGTGTGCCGGACACCCTCAACTGGAAGTCAAAGGAACACCCGAAACAGGTCAAGGTGCTGGGTGCGCGCCCGGAGGACTACACCCCCGAGCAGATGCGAGACGCTCTGTCGCCCTACATGGTGGCAACACGCCCGGCTGGTCCGGCGCTGCTGCCGGGCTTCGGAGACTTGACGGCTGGCCTTGGCGGAGCCGCCAAGCCAGTCGATCTGACCCTCGTCCTGCCCGAGTGTGAAGTCCTCCGTGTCGCTGCAGAAACAGGCGGTGAAGCCTATGAAGAGCCGCTGTGGTATCAGACGCTGCGCGCGGCAAGCTACACGGATAAAGGGCGCGAATGGGCGCATACGATGTCCAAGGGGCATCCCAAATACGACCCCGGCGAGACCGACAAGAAGTACGACCAAGCCGTGGTGGCGAAAGAGCAGAACGACCTTGGCTGGCCGCGCTGCTCGCAGTTTGCTCAGCACCGCTCGACCGTCTGCGCCAAATGCCCACACTTCAGCGAGGGCAAGAGCCCGCTCAATTTCCGCAAGGGCGAGACCAACGACCTGCCGCCGCCCTACCTGCGCCACCCGCCGACCGGCCTGATCTACGTGCCGCTTGCGGCCAAGGGTGACGATGAGACCGAGCAGCGCACCACCGTGCCGATCCTTGACTACCCGCTGTATGACGCCCAGCTGGTCATGTCGGAAGGCAAGCAGGCGATCCGCTTCACCGCCCACATCCGCAGGAATACTGCCGTGCATCCGGTGGCCGTGACCGTACCGCTGGAGCGGCTCGGCGACGCCAAGCAGCTGGTCGCCCTGCTCAACGGGCAGGGACTGATCGTCAGTGCAGCCTACCGCGAACGCATTGGGGAATTTCTTATGGCATGGACAAAGAAACTGCAGCGCGCGAGCGATCTGACGACCAACCCGGCGTTCGGCTGGGCGCGCGAGGGCGGCAAGACGCTGGGCTTTTCCTTTGCGGGCGCGTGCCACTCCGGCAAGGACGAGCTGCCGGTGATGGAGACCGACGCAGCGCTGAAGGACGGCTACACCCCGCATGGCGCACTCGCCGCATGGCGCAAGGCGTCAGAATATATCTCGACGCAAGGTCGCCCGCAGCTCGACGTGATGCTGGCTACGGCCTTCGCTGCGCCCTTGGTCGAGTTCACTGACGAGATGGGCATGGTCATGTCGTTCATCTCGCCCGGCTCCGGCACCGGCAAGACTTCCGGCATGCGCACGGCACAGGCGGTATGGGGCGATCCGCACTCCGAGATGAACGCGCTCAATGACACGTCGGCGTCCGTCGCCCACAAGCTTGGCGCGCTGCGCAATCTGCCGCTGTTCTGGGACGAGCTGCGCGGTGACGAGGACAGCCTCAAGTTCACCCAGCTGGTGTTCAACGTCACGCAGGGCAAGGATAAGTCCCGCATGACAGCAACCATCGAGCGTCGGCAGGTGGGGACGTGGAACACGATGATGATCGTGGCGTCGAACCAGTCGATCTTCGAGCGTATGAAGGACGGCGCGCCTGAGGGCCCGGCGGGCCAGTATCGCGTCTTCGAAATCGTCGTGCCGCCGATCCCGCAGGGCGTGCGCAGCTTCGCCGACTTCGGCACCGTCGTTGGCAAGGTTCGTAACAATTTTGGACACGCCGGGCTGGTCTATGCCAAATACCTCGGCGAGAACCATGAGAAGGTCCGCGACGCCGTCAAGCGCATGGCCGAGCAGATTATCGTCAAGGTTAAGGCGGACAACCCGGAGCGCTTCTGGGTCTACTCCATGGCGACGATCATCGTCGGCGCGCAGCTCTCGCGCGAGCTCGACTTGACCGACATCAACGTGCCCGCCATGGCGAAATACCTCTTGGACGAGGCGTTCCCGGCGATGCGCGAGCAGGTCTCAATGGACGCCAGCCCCGTGCAGACCGGGGACACGGCAGGCCTGCTGGTGGATTTTGTGCGGTCCCTGCAGCCAGATCGCTATATCGAGACTGACACCCTGCCGAGGCCGGGCCACAAGGACAGCGTCGTCATCCTGTCGAACGAGAAGCTGCTGCGGCGTGTGGACGCCCATCTGGTGACCGACACCGGCCAACTGCGCATCTCACGCAAGGCCTTCCTCGAATACCTCAAGTCGCAGGGGGCCTATCGCCGCGGCGTGTCACAGGAGCTGGAGGCGGCGCTAGGTGCGCTCAAGTCCAACACCTACCTTGCGCCCGGCACACCTTTCCGGTCGAACTCCAAGGAGAACGTCTGGCTGCTGGACACCAATCACCCACAGCTCGGGGCGCTGAAGTGACCTACGACGCCCTCCCGCTCGACGTGGAGCTGGAGCAGATTAACCTTGCGGTTAAGGCTGCGCCTTGCCGCCCCGCTTCCAGCCCCGGTTGAGCGGGATCGACTGCACCTGCCAGTTCTTCGGGTCATTGGAGCCGCCTCGGTCAAGCGGCGTGACGTGGCCAACGTCTTTGCCATCGCCCTTGCGGACCAGCCCCTTCTTCATCATCGCGGCGCGCGCGGCATTGCGCTCGGCACGATTGGTTTTCTGCTCTTCGCTGGCTTGGTAGGCCGCGCGCTTGCGCAGGGTTTCTGCAGACAGGTTCTGCTTGGCCATCAGGCAATATCCTCTTCCGTCATGTCTTCGAAGTCGGCGAGCGCCGCCGCAAGCAGACGCGGGTTAGCCCGGAAGCCTTCCCATGTCGAAGGCTTGACGCCCTGCCCCTGCGCGATGGCGTAGGCCAGTTTGCGCTGGTTGGTCTCGTCGAACAAGTCGTCCCACTCCAACCCTGCAGCCGCCATATACGTCTTCATCGTGCTACCGACGATCTGGAACGCGCCCAGCGCGGATGAGCCCTTGCCGCCCATATCGGCGCGGTGGCGAGGCCGGATGACCTCTTGGCCGAAGTTATACGCCTCGGCCAGCGTCATCTCGGTCAGCGGCTTGGGCGGCCTGCCGTAGCGGCCATAGCCCAGCACCTCTTCGTAGGGGTCGCCGTCGCGCGCCGTGCCTTCCGCCTTGATGATGCTGGCGAAGAATGGATGCTCAGTGTCCGGCGTCCATGCCGCGGTCTCGCGCGGCGTCGTGACCAGCGGAGCGGGGCGCGCGGCAGGAGAGAGCGTGCCC